ACATCCCATGATTATCAGTTTGTCCTTGTAACCACATATTTACCATATCAGTTACTTGAACATTAACATCAGGTGATTGATTAGAAAATGTTTGTGCTGATGAACTTACACCATATACTGTAACACCAGACGCACTCCAAGCTAATTCAGTACCACCAATAGGATTACTACGATTTTCCCAACTACATCCGTTTGTATTTTTTGGGTTGTCACTAAACTTACCAGTACCCTCAACCCAAGATTGTGATATTGGTTTTATATCTAAAGTATATTCTTCAGTCATTTCTGAATTACCCTCAGCCTCAAATAATCTTAAAAAATATTTTGCATCAGACGCTATTGTACCATCAGCAACTGATTTAGATAATTCAGTAAATTCTGTCCCACTAAATTGAACCAATGCTCTTGTTGGATAATTAAATGATAAATTAAAAAATTCTTTTTTAACTTCAAGTATTTGGTCTCTTCCAAAGTTTTGGTCTTTAAAAGATTCTCCTGTTATAGTTGATGAACCACTTGAAATCCAAGTGTCTTGATTTGGAAAAATAAAATGATGCATTATCTAACTCTCCCTTGTATATTTGTATTTGGATTTTTTAATTCAAAAACCGTTGGTGTATCTGTCGTTGGTGGAACTATAATTGTACCATCATCTGAAAGTGCTTCTGAAAAATTATATTTATAACCATAACCAGTAGTTCCACCACTCGCAACGATGTATCCTGGATCAGTATTACCATCCCCATCTATATCAATTTCAGTATCTTGTGTAAAAGAATAAGTATAAGTGGGTGAGTTTAATGTTTGGCCAAATTGTCCTTCAAAATAATCTAATTCTTGAGTTATGGTAACATGACCAATAGAACGAACACCTTCGACTCCCATTAATTCATATTCTAATTGGCTTTTATAAATTGGTTGATTGAATTGCATTTTTTCGATTCTAAAATAATCTTTTATTTTTTGAATACAATTTAATTTTACTTGTTGTTTATCAGCATATTTTTCAGCAATAACATCGAAAAATACCCCAAAGTTTACAATATATCCATCATTTAGTGTAACAACATCTGTCATTAATTTAAAGTTTTGTAAATAATTTTTTATATTTGTTTTTAAAGTTTCTGGTAATTTATCATTTGTTTGAGTTGTTAATGTATGTGGATTTCCTACTAATTGTTTTCGATTATTATATCCCAATACATAAATATTAATTGTTCCTAATTCTAATTCTCTAGCTAAATTACTTACATCTGGTGTCGTTGGTATGATGAAATTTTCCGAAGTAGGAATGTTACCAGTACCACCAAAAGAACTATTAATAACATTCGTTATTGAATCTCTAATAGGTCCACCCGGTGGGTATTGAGTTATATTCTGAGGATTATATATATCTAGAAAAAATTGTGAACCTTGTTCAGTATTATTAAGATAAGACAATACATTATTGACTGCATCAACTGCAATTGTAGCTGTCTGAGCGATGGGAGTTATCTCATTGAAATAGTTTTCTAATTGAGTTAAATTAGATGATCCTTGAATGTTAGGAGCTAATCTCGTAACATAAGCTTTAGCTATGTTTCCAAACTTTGCAGGTATGTTTAATACTCTTGCTTCATAATCTTCTTTAGTCACACATCTGTTTTGTGTTGAGAAAAACGCTTTGGCTCTTTCTTTTATTTCAATTGTATCCTCTTCATCTTTACCACCATGAGCAGGACTGTTATTAGTTACACTTGTTAAAGTAGCTGTACCTAATGAAGGTGATGTAGTTGGTGTATTGGTTATATCACCACTTGAAACATTAGAATTAATTCCACCACCAACACGATAAGTAATTGTTAAAGTTGTATTGTTTGGTGTTTCACCTAATGTTGAATACTCATCACCTAATAATGGGTCGATTGAATCATTTAAATCATTTGTTTGTCCAGGTATTATGATTCCAACTTGTTCCATATCAATAAATCCCTCATCAACAAGTTGTCCGTCTTTCAATACCCCATTACCAAAAACTAATGATGTTGTATTATCTTGATTTGTTTCACGAGTGAATCTTTTTGTTGTTGTAATGTATGTTAATGAAAATGGAACTGCTTGAGTTGATTCATTACCAGATAAATCAACATAAGCTGATTCTCTATTTGAATCATCACTGTAATGAGTTTGAATTGGAACTTTATCTTGTGCTAAAAAATCAACTTCATACCACTTTTGACCATTTGAATCCACACAAGAAATAATATCAATAACATTTGTATCAGGTATAACTAGTGTTTTAAATTTTTCAGGTACTCCAACTTTAAATGAAATTGTTTTTTCTTTAGCACTTACAGCTTTAACAGTTCTTGATAATGTGTAGGTAGAAGCTAAACCACTATCATCTGTTGTACTAATTGTATCAGTATCATTTGATGCTGTTATTCTAAAATCTATTGGTTCTAATGTTGTAAAAATAATATTTGAATCTGTATTAGAAGATATTTCAATACCAGCGTCAAATGTACCAGCGTTTGAATAATCTACTTTTGATTTATCAGAATCTAAAGAGGAAACATCTGAAGTGAAAGTTAAATCAACATAAGATGGTACAATTGGTTTAACTTTATAACCAAACATCTTAGCCATTGTGATTATGTTTCTTCTTTCCTCAGCTAATGGTAATAACATCTCACGATATTGTTGGTCTACATAAAATGATAATACATCACCAACATATGCGTTCATTTCTAATAACATCATACCAGGTGATGTTTCATTAAAATCACGATAGGTATCTGGAAAATAAGATTTAGCATAATTTATCAAAGATTGTTTTAATGCTGTAAAATCTTTATTTAAATAATTTACATTTGATTCTTTAAAATTGTTTTTACCATATGTTGGCATTATCTATCTCCCTCTGTTATATCACTTGAAAAATCCATTGTTACTGAATTTAAAGTATTTGGGTCTTGTTTTATGTTAAAATCTATTTTTACTCTAACTTCATTTGCTCCAATGTCTGTCGTATCATCTCTACTTAAAACCTGTATATCTCTTACCTCAACAAAAGGTAACCAAAATTCTAATTTATCTAATATACTATCTTGTATACCAATTAAACTTTCGTCTGTAATATGTTCAAACAAAAATTCTCTTAATCCTATTCCTAAATTTGGTTGGAAAAATCTTTCACCTTCTTCTGTTTGTAATAAATTTCTTATATTGTTTTTTACAGCTTCAATGGTTGTTGAAGTTGTTGCAAAAAATCCATCACCACCACTATCCCTATGAACAGGTAAATCAATACCAATTTTAACTTTAGTATCGTTGTCTTGAATATAAGGTTTTCTTGATGTATCTCTAATAGCCATTATAATAAGTCCTCAATGTCGTCTCTGAATAATTCAACTGATGTTTGTGGTAAATCACTACCATCAGGTGTTGGTATATTCACAAAATTCTCTTGTGAATTGGGGTTACTACCAATAAATGCATATCCAGTTGATTCTAAACTATTATCAGCTGTACCCAATCCAACATTTATATCTTTTGTTCTAACACCCAAATCACCATTACTAACATTACCAGGTCCACCAGCTGTGGTTACTTGTACAGTATTTAGTACATCACCATTTTGTGGTCCTATCTTGAAATCGTCTAAAACAACATTAGCAGCCAACTCGGTAATTCTAAATTGACACTTTGTTAAAAAGTTTACTATAGCATCTACCTCCATTTGTGATTGAGTATCTAATACATTTTCAGCTTGTTGTATAGCTTTATCAGAAGCTCCTGATAATTTTAACCCTTCAATCTTTGCATCAATTAAATCTTGTTTTAATCCCATTATTATCTTCCAAGTTTATTTTTAGATTTTTCTATTGACTTTGTCAACACTTCACTATAATCTTTATTTAAAAATTGACTCATTGGGTCACTTGATGGTACTGGTTGTGTTCCATTCATCATATCACCATAGTTCTTACCAATAACTTCATTCATTCTATCTGAAGTATATTGTCCACCACCCATTGTTTTCCAACCATCATCTTGAGCTGTTTCATTCAATACATCATTCAATACTGAATTAGATGTGAATGATTTTTTCTCAACAATTTTCTTTGGTTGTGGTTGAGATTCATTTGGTTGTTTCAATTCGGTTATCACTTCCTTGATAGCCATCGCAACTTCTTCTCTAACGATTTGTCTGATTATAGTTTTTATATTTGGTTTTTTCTTTTTCATAATTACCTCTTTATGGATTTGGTTCTATAAAATGTTTTGTACTTAAAATTTGTTCTATCTTTTGTTCTATTTGTGTTATCTTCTGTTCAACACCACCTGGTGGAGCCTCTCCATAAGATAATTTAATTGGTGCACCTTGACACACCCCATGTGAGTTTTTGATAACATCTAAAGTTTCTCTTATTAATTGTAATAAAGTTGAACCTAATATCATTGGTTGCATTAAACCATCTTTTAAAGTATCTTCAACTTGTTTAACACTACCACCCACAAGAGGCTCTCTATCAGTTGGATTACCAACAAATGTTCTTTCAGAATTAATTATTAAATCTTCATTTGTTGAAATGGTTAAGTGTCTTTTAGTTCCAATATGAATATCTTTTATAGATGATAAATAAATATCATCTCTTTTTGTATTTAAAGTAATTCTATCTGAATGAAATAAAATTTGATTACCAGTATAATCATAAATTCTGTGTTTTTCTAAACTACTAGCTTCATCAATTGCATTTTCATTACCATTTACATTATAAACTAAATCTTCCATATATCTATTTGGAGTTTCCTCATCAAGACCAATAAAATCAGAAGCTAATGTAAAACCCTCAACAGTTTTACTTATATCTGGACTACTAATGGTATAATAGTCGAAATGTTGCTTTAGTGTTCCATCTGATGTTATACTAATTAAACTACCATCTGCTAACTTTTCCGATGGATTATTTTTTGCTCTCTCATTTGATATAAAAATATATGGTTTATTACTACGACTCCCCAACCTAATACTATTTCCATGTCTACCCTCAATCATAGTATCACCTGTAGTTTCTCTTGGAGTATATCCATAATCTAATTCAAACTTTCTTACTTTTGTCATTCTACTATAGATTCTATTTCTATTAAAATTTAAACTTTCACCATCCATACCTCTTGGAGATGGTTGTGAATCGCTACTAACTTCTTTCAAACGAGATGTATCTTTAACAAATAAATGATCTCTATTCCAAGTAGGATTATTAGTTATTGAATTTATAGGCCCCAAATAATAATTTATCTGACCAATGGTACACAATAAAACTGGATCTCCCTTAGATGGAACATCTGTTATCCCTCTTAATAATGGAAAATATCTAAATTCTTCACCAATTAATGAACCTGGACTATCAAAAGTTATTTTTTGTCCATAATGCGGATAAGCAATAATTGAATTTATACTATTTTCACCTTTATATCTTAAACTTTCATCTGAATGTACAACATCTACAACATGACCAGATACAAATTGTAAATAGTAAGGTATATTTACTCTACTACCAGCAAATCCACTTACTGTCATATTAGGATCTTTTACCATCGTTGATGCCATTTAACTCTCCGAAAATCCTTTTTGAATTGTTTTGTCTTTTATTGTTTCAAGTCTTTGACTTTCTTTTTCTAAATCATCCACAGTGTCTTGAAGTGTTTCCATTAATTCTGCCTTTTCGTCATCACTTAATAACATTGATTCATCTGATTCACCTTGTGATTTAGATATAATTCTTTGTAATACACCGGCGAGTTTTACCAAGTGTTCGTCATTACGAACAGCAGTATCCATATATTCTTTAATGATAGGTGCAACTAACACCACATCATCAATGGTTGTTATAAATCCGTGAATTTCTGATATTAACAAATCGATTTGAGTTTTACGCTTTGTAGTGTTTTCATAAATATCTTTTGTTAAATCTTGAAAGGTTTTACCCTCAAATATTTCATTTTTATCTGACATACCATCTCCTAAAGATAGACTTATTCATATATAAATATAAAATTTGTAAGAAATTGTATGAAATAAAAAACCCACAATGAAGTGGGTTTGATATTTAAAAGAATGAGCCTGAGGTGTCGTGAACTATTGTTCCTGTTTTATAAAATTTATTTACTAATTTTTTATAATGTTTTTTCAATACATTCACAACTGAAGTAATGTGTGCTGTTTCAACGTCTGTCATTTCTCTTATTAAAATGTATATAGCTTTTTTATTGAAGTTTTCTATTTCTTCTCGTTGTTTCATTAAATCAATAATAGCATATCCTATTTTTAAATCTCTATTTTTTTTAAAAATAGTGTTTAAATTTTTATCAAAGTATTGAACTATTTCATTTGTTAAAGTATCATAATCAGTTTCATTCATAGTGTTAATACTTTTATATCTGTCCAACACATCCATTTTATCGTGAGTTTTCATTTTTTTATAATTATTATTATTGTGTAGGATTAAATAATTTTTAGCTACAACTGAAAAATAACTAAATGCCTTTGAACCTTTAGTGTGGTCATATTTATGCATATTCATTACCATAAAAGCAACTACTTCGTGTTTTATATCTTCAAATCCATAATCAAAATAAGTAAATTTAAATGTGTTGATTATGTTCTCAGCTAACTTATCAAAAGCAGCATGGATTCGTTTACCATAAATTATGTTTCGTTCACTATCGCTAGATGATGAATTATACTCAACAACTGCGTCTTGAACTTCTTGACCAAAATAAACTTTACGTTTTTTCTTTTTAACTATTTTTTTAATTTCAGCTTTTACATCATTAGTTTTCTTTTTTGGCATTTTGCATCTCCTCTTCAAATATCCCATCTAAAGATAGTTGAATTTGTTTTAATTGTTTAAAGAAAAAACCAGTCTCATCATCTGATTCATAATGTCCTTTAGAATCTACAAGTTTCATTTTTTCTGTTGAGAATTTAATTACTTGTTGAATTTCTAAAATCAATTCTTCATATTGTGTTATTCTTTTTAATGAGTAATACACCAATACTGATGTAAAAATACTTATTAAGAAAAACAATATTGTTAAGCCTATCCACATAATATCTCCTAATTAAACAACTCGTCAAATTTTGATTTCAAGTTGTCTACCTGTTTCTGTTCATCTTTTGTTTTTGGAACTTTTGTATTCATTGGTTCTTCTACCTCATTACTTCTATTCCATTGGTCGAACTCAATGTGAGTTGCCATCATATCTGCTTGGTGTAATATATAAGCCATATTGGAACGAAGATTGTAATCAGGATTGTATGACTTCAAGTAAGCTGTATTAGCGTCATCATACAAACCATCTGTTAATTTAATTCCGATGTATTCTTTATCCGTAACCTTAACACCATAATGTTGAAGTAACCACAATCCTCTATCAGGTACTTTCATATATTGAAGAGATGGATTATGTTTATAAATCTCACCACGATTCTTTCTATGCCAATCTGAATCTTGTGGAACATAGTAGTCGTGTTCTAAATCTCCTACTTTACCCAAGTCGTGATGTAAAGCTGCGAAGACTAACTCTTCATCTGTGAAGTTAATATCCGCCCCATTCTTTTCCCATACTTGTTTTAATTCAAGTGAGTGACTTACAATATGAAGAATATGTTCAACATATCCACCTGGCATCGCATTGTGAAATGCTGCTTTAGCACTAGCTGGAGCGAACATCATTCTATCTTGAAAGTCATCATACATCTTTAATAAATTATCTCTTCTATCATCACCAATATGTGCATTGATAACATCTATCAATGTATTCCAATTATTTTGTATTTCGTCTGCTGTTAGTTTTTTCATCTTACCTCGTATCTATTTTTTGTAAATTTAATTGTGTCTTCCAATCTCAATCTATTTCTATATTCACTAAAGGATATACGAACACCCCAATTCATATGTTCTAAAATATCTTTTTTACTTACAGATTTCTTTTTGTGAATAAAATCTAAAATTCTTTTATATGATTCTGTGTTTGACATTGGTTTTAAGTCTTCTATTTGTTTCCAATTATCAAACCACTTCAATACTCTTTCACTCCATCTGAATCCTCCCAACTTTGGTTCTAAATATAAATTAGCCTCATCTCTCATATAATCATTATCTAATACATTTTCAATTGTATCTTTAAAACTTTTAGCATCATTAGCTTTATATAATAAAGGATATTTATCTCCAACCATTTCAGGATAACACATCTTATCTGGAAGAACATATGGAACACCTTGACTCAATCCATCAGTTGTAGAAATACTCCAAGCAGAATATTTTTGAAAACAACCAACACCCATATGCATTGAACGAACAAAGTTTAAGTAATCATCTCTACTACTTAACTTGACTCTCTCAGCGTAAGGCCTATCCAAATCAGTTAGTGTTGTATATACTTTAAAGTCTTGTCTTTTTTCCCACAACTCATCCATTCGTTTAACAAACCAAGTATAACCTGTATACTCATTATCTCTATGATTGAATAAGATTGTTTTTGGTTTATGTTTGTGTCCAGTTGAAATATCATCAACACCAAGATAATGTGGTTGAATAATTTTTTCTAATCTATCCGTTACATCTTTGGTATAAATCAATTTAGACTTTTCTATAATTAAATCTTTTAACCATTTAGTATTAACGCCACACTCTTCCATTTCTAATGTACCAGCGATATTATGCATTAACATCGATTTAGCATATGCTGTATTTTCTGGTACTTCATACCAATGACAATAACCGATAAACTTTGGATTGATATTTGTTTCGTTGACAAACATATTTGATAATTGTAAAGTGTGTTCAGGTAAATGTGAATACACAATATCATAGTCATTTTTTTTCCAATCAATGGTTTTTAATAATTGTTTGTGATTGAAGTGAGTCCTCATAGCGTTTGGATATGATGGTAATTCAATTGGTAGTTGTGTTGTGTTTGGAAATATCAAACTCTTAACTTCATAAGGTGAAAGTATTGTCCAATGAATATCATCACGAACTTTATTTAGTTCTTTAATTACATTTCTCAGTACAACAACATAAGAATCTTTTTCTAAATCTTTCATATAAGTTATGTTTGGATAAACCAATACTTTATATTTATATTCTTTGTCGTTATCTTTCTGTTCTGTAAAATTAAAAATATTCATTACATACTATATGGTTTATTAGCAAACATGGAAGTTAAGTTTTCTTTTGCATTATGTCGTGGTACTTTTTTAAGTTCTTCTTTACCTGTTTTTTTCATAACTCTTACCTTTTTATTTGGTATATCAAACAATAAAGCAAAATCTTTTACTTTTCCGTATGTATAACTAATGTGTTTATAATTAGGTTCAGATTTTTCAGTTTCTTCCCATTGTCTTTTAAAATCATTTGAAGATGATTTAAAATTACTTGTTGAGTGTCTTGAATTATTTTTAGAATAACCTAATCTTTTTACTTCATCACTAATATTAAGTTTTGGATTCCAATCGTAATCACCCACATGTTCACAAGGTATAAATTTAGATTCAATCATAACTTTCCCTTGAGTATGAGTTGAAGCTGATGGTGATGGATAATAATCACTATTTAAATCAAACAATTTTGCATATTCAAATATAGCTTCTGTTCTCATCCAAATAATTGGTCCACCATCTCTTAAATCATAATAACCACAAGTTCTACCA